TCGATACTAGTATTTACAGCTGAAGTTTGCCAACACCAATTTGCATACTTATTAGAATCTATATCATTCTGTAATCTTATAATATTAGTCTTCATATTCACGACCTACTTTTTTTAAAAGCTCTCCATTTAAATGATGTGTACCGCTATTGTGTACTGCCCACCAAAAACAATTCCACATACTATAACTACCACCAACCCACCAAGGCTGAGGATATTTTTTTCCTTCTTCTCGTAATTGTTTCCACCAGCCGATAAAAAGTTTAATTCTTTTCATTTGTCAATCTTATAATATAACTATCGGGTTGTCCAGTTATTTTCCTTAAATCAAATCTTTCTATATTCATACCGGAATCATTTATCGTTTGTAAAAATATTTTATTCATGTGCACATTATAATCAAAAGGGTGATTTTTTATCCATTGATGTTGCATTTCTTCTTCACTCATGAGTTCAATAGGCCAAACATCTTCTATAAAATATTGACCATCGTCAGCTAATAACGGCTTAAAGTTTCGAAATGTTTTAGTATTTGCAATTGGTGTATGCATACCATCGTCGATAATAATATCAAATTTTAAATTAGTTAAATTACTATCGAAAGCAAAAGTAGAATCGCCTTTTACAAAATTACATCTTTCTAATCCGTACGGTTCTATCTGTTCCATCGGGACTCTTTTAAATAAATCTAGTCCATATAAAGTTGCATGAGGGAAATATTCGTGTAAAGCTAAAGTGCTTAATCCTTTATAAACGCCTATTTCTAATATATTCAACTGATCATCTTTTATGGGTTCAAAATACTTTTCATAGACAGTGTCGTATTTGTGTTTTATAGTTTTATCAGCTTTATACTTATTGAATAACTCACCTAACTTCATTTTTTACCTCGCTAATAATGATCCGCCATGATAACAATTATGTATATTATTATTAGGTTCACTTAAAACTTGCCACCAACCCCATTCTGCTGGCCATAAATTTTTAGCCGCATGCAATTCTTGTACGTATTTTGGATTAAAATGTTTAGGAGCGTGAAAGATTAGTGAATCTGCTAAGAAACAATACCAATCGTCATTTATATTATTTCTATCGACATTTAGTATTTGATCTACTTTATGTCCTCTTCCAGGTCGAGTCATAAATCCAACCGGATGGTCTAAAGCTTCTTCTAAATATGGTTGAAAATTAATCTCGTTTGACAATAATGCGTCCCATCTTGTTCTAATCATTACATCATATTCTTTAGTAATTTTAGAAACGATATCAGCATATGCTAATATTTGTTTTGACGCGTGTTGTGTTTTACCTACGTTTAATTTTTTAGATTTGTAACCAATCCATTTGCCATGTAAACAGTCTGTTTTAGAATCGTTTATAGGATGATAATCAAATTCAGGCTCATCGCAATAGAATAAACTTTCATGATATTCTAATGGTACTTCAGCTGTTCTTTTTGTCCATGTGTGATAATATACATCGGCGTCAGCAAATGCAGTGTGCAATCTTTTTACTATTTCTTTAGGTCCAGGGCTTACGTGATTTCTATATAAACCATGTATACATAATGCAATTCTCATATTCTATCTAATTTATCCCACCATTCACTTTGTTTTAAATCTTCTAATTCTTCCGGAGTTCCTAAGCCTATAAATTTTTCAACGTGAAAAGTCTTTATAGGATCCATTAAATAATTATAAACTGGTGCTAAATAAAATTCTCCGTTAGTTCTATCATCTTCTTCCATCATCATTTTAACACCTTCAGCAAATTTCTTTTGTGATCCAAAATGATAAACTCCGACGGTAGCAATATTCGATATCATTTTCTTTTCTGCTAATTCTGTTACGTACCCATGATCATCTGTTGTTACGTAACTATGTATAGGTTTATTATGATTTGGTGTAAATGTAAATATAGTACCTTCATCAGATAAAGGATTTGCAAATATATCAGCTATAAATTTTTGCTTTTCCCATACCATAAGTTGATCGCAGTTAGCAACTAAAAATCCGTCAGTTTTATTTTGATCTATTGCGTGCATTACAGTACATGCTGCACCTTCTGTAGATTTATCTAATACATAAATCTTAGCTTCAGGACAAGCTTCTCGTATTAATTGATCTAATTTGTATTCGTCAACATGATCTTTTCGAATGATTATGTGAATATCTGTTCCGTATAATATATTATCTAAGACTCTGACAAACATGGGTTTACCTTTAATATCGATTAAAGGTTTTAATTTATCATAACCAGCTTCAAAGAAACGCGATCCGTTTCCTGCCATGGGCAAAATTATTTTCATTCAAGACTCTTTCTCATTTCATATACTTTTTCATATATATTCTCGCCAGTATGTAACCAGCCTCCAACATTAGCCATCCAGTTATTTCCAATATTACCTCGTATTTGTCTGGCAATCTCAGGATTCATACCGCAGCTTAATGCTGCAACTCTATCTGCGTTTTGTAAATCAGATACGGCTTGTAAAGTTTCTTCTTCTGATTCACCTTCTGGATAATAACCACCAAGCATTCCAACATGAACTGAATCGACACCAGCCATAATCGCTAATTTAACTATTACATTCCAAGATATTGAAAATTTATTACCAGGATCTGTCCATGTTCTTATTCCAGATCTTTGAAAATGGGTAACAACGTGATATAAATTACTTGTTGTATATGCACCCATTCCTGACCAGAAATTAATATGACATGCTTCTCCGCCGTGATCGTTTATCGTTTTAAAATTCTCACATAATTCATAAGGATCGGCGTTAATACAATAAGCGTATACACCTTTCCAATTGCATTTTGATATTGCATTTGATATTACGTCGACTCTTTCGTTTAAAGGTAGATAACCATTGTCTGCCATGATTTCATCTTCTTTGATAAAATCTGCACCGCCGTCCATCATTTGTTGTGTGATCGAAACAAGTTGATCTGCAGTTAAACCAGACTTTGGTTTTATTATCCCACCAAATAACGGTCTATTTTCTGCATCAACTCGATACTTCCAGCTTTTCATACCAAGAACAGGTTCATTCATGTATGGTAAACCTTCGATATCGATAACTCTACAACGATGAACGCATTCAATATCTGATTGACCGCCTTGTATGATACATAGAAGTTGATTTAAATTTGGCCATTTAAAAGCTTTTAATGGAAACTTTATCTTAACGATATTGCCATCGATAGAATCGATGATCGCTTCCATTTCTTTTATGTTTGGTGAATTTTCGATTTCATTTCGAATATTTGGATTACCTATACTTTGACCTATGGCTATATTCCATGCAGCCTTTTGTATGTCTGGTCCATCAACTTCGTATGTGACTGTATAATGCATTACCTAAAACTTTCTACTCCGCCTTGATGTTGATCATAATCATATTCTGTTAATCTATTTATTTCGTCTTTAATCCATAGTTTTTCTTTTTTTAATTCTTTTAACATTGTTTTATGCTCTGTATCTCGAATCTTTTCTCTTTCTCTTTCCATCTTTGCTACTCTTTTACTTAAGAAACTATGTCTGAGTCTGAGTTTACCGATATCGTCAACTTGCATTTATAACCTCCATAAGTTGTTCGACGTTTTCACCAGCTTCTGGTAATTTGTCTTTTAAAAAGAAATGTACGAAATGACATTCGTTAATTTTAGTATTTGCTGAAAATAAACCATTCCATTTCCAGTGCAACTTTTTAATTTTCATCTTTTCTTTATTAATCCAATAATTTAACAAAGTTTGATCTGTAGACCATTTCCATGCTCCCATACCATCAACAAACATTTTGAATTCTTGTCTTTCGATAAATTCTCTTGGTGTTTGACCTTCAAGATATTTTGCAAATGATTTGTTCATAAGCATAATACCCATATTCATAAAAGGTGCAGGAACTTGTGGTGACCAATCATCCCATACTTTTAAAGCACCGTATTGCATATGTGAATAATTTAAAATCTTTTGATAGTACGTTGATGTTATAGGCATTTCATTTTCAATTACACCACCAAAATCATATTCACTTTCTAATTCATCAAAAAAATCAGGGGAATTTTCTCTAACATAAACATCAGCATCGATTATTGCAATCTGATCATATTTGTGAAACCAACTAAAAGCATTTTCTTTTTCATATATCGGTAAATAACCACCGTGTTTTTCATAAGATTCGCGACTTCTATTCGTTACAAAAATATCCGGTTTAATTCTTAGAATAGGTTCACTTTGACAAATATAATCTGCACCTATTTTATTCGCATATTCTTTTACTGATCTTGTACAGTGATTATATAAACGAGATTTTTTTCCTACATAAACTTGATATATCAATTTTTTCATTATAATCTTGTCCTAAACTTTCTAACGAAACCTTTATATACAATCATTTTCCACCAAGGAGAATAACGTGGTAATCCTTTGAGAGTATATTCCCACTGTACACCGTCTTTATCTTCCCAAACCCAATGATGTCCTCCCCATCTTTTACTAGGTATTCCAATTATACGACCACCCTTGAACGCAAATTGCCAAAGCGACCAATACCAACAATTACTATATTTTGTAAAAATAGGAATAAAAAAAGTAAAACACCATAAAAAAATCATCCACAAAGTTATCAATTTATGTTTCATTATCTATTATCACGTACCTCTTTTCTATGTTGTGTACTTATTGAATTGCTTCTTGAAGCTGCAAGAGCTTCTTTACCGTAGAATGCTGCAACGATTGCTGCAACTGAAACAAAATATACCGCAGCCATATCACCGAGAATTGAAGCTGCTTGAGCTAAACCTAACCATTGTGCTAATACAACTGCAAAAGGATATAATAACATACCCCATAATGCAAACCAAGCCATTCTACGCTGTGCATCTTGTTTTGCATCTTCGTTTTCCATATCCGATTTTAAATCTTGCAATCTTATCATTCTTTCTTCAGTTGCAATTTCATCATCTGTTATGATACCATCACCATCTCTATCAAGATGTGACCATTGCGAACCAGGTTCAAGCTTCTTTGCTGGGGCCATTTAATTCTCCTACGATCTGTTTTGCTATATTTAACGCATCATTATAACCATTACGTAGTGAGTTAGACTTATAACCCTCATCAATATACCACTCAAGTATATCTATATCTGAACCATGCCTAGGCATTGTATAATTTTCAGTTATTTGTTCGAATTGAAATCTTAAATTTAGTAGCTCAGCCACCGATTTGTTCATATACCATTCTCCAGTTTGACATTAAAGGTATACCCTCAGTTAAATGTTTTTCAACTTTAATATGAGGGTGTTTGATAAGCAAAGGTTCTAAACCAAGTTCTTTACCAGTAACTGCATTTTGAACCTTATCTTCTATCCAGTAAGTACCTGGATAAAACTCTGAATATTTTAATAAAATATCGTCTTTATCTGCACCTGTGTCGAGGTATATAAATTCATCAAAAACTTCTTTACCAAAAATGTTTTGAAGATTTTTTGTTCTAAGTTTTTGTGTATAAGGATTTAATGATAATGAAGTAATTACGGTAAATTTGTGTCCGAATTCTTCATAAATTTTTCTAACATATTTAACTGAATCATATAATGGTGGTAAGAAACCAATATTTGCAGAATTGTTAAATTGTAAAATATATTCAAAGATATCAGGCATATCATATCGATCTGCTTGGTCATAGACTCGAACATCGCCTTCTGCAAATATTCCTTTTTCTCTCATCATCCAAGCGTCAAATGGATCACGCCAATTTAAAAGAACTCCATCACAATCTGTTAGTATAATACTCATTATAAAATCCACATGTCGTTTTTAGTATAATTATCTGGATTTAAAATTTCTACATCGTCAGCTTTAACCCAAACGCTCATAGCTAAATTGTCATCATCTTTAATTTTTAACATTTTATGTTCAATGTTTTTTGCGATGATTTCACCAGTTCTTTCAAGAACTTTCATACATCTAACAGGAACGTCAGCTAACGTATAAAAACCTGATGGTCTATCCCACTCATCAACTGGAAATTCATATTTATATTTTACTAAGTATTTTGTCATTATTTAATTTCTCCTCTATATTATTAATATAATCATTATTTCGTAAATGTAAACCCTTACTAAGTAAAGTTTTTTTATATGTTACATTTATGTAACAGTTAATCCCAATCATAATCTAAGCTAGTAGTTTGACGATATCTGTCACCATAATATTCTTCAGCATATTGAGATGCATCAGTATAATGATTGATATTCCCGTTATCAGAAGCATATCTATCAAGATATGAAATTTCTGTTCTTTTTATCCGTTGATTTCTTTTTAATTTTTTATTAAACTTCTTACCAACCTTTTTAATTAATTTTAATCTAGTATCTAAATCCATAATGATCTCCCATAATATAAATGAAACAAAGTAATACGATGAATAATATCGTTACGTAAGTTTTTTGAAATAGAAGCCAACTTCCCAACAACATGATGAGGAGAAATAATATAGGTCGGGAAGTGACTTCTAACCATAAAGTTTGTAATATATTGAATAATACTGTATACATTACAAACCCTTTGTGACTGTTACGCTAGCAATCGTTTCGAATTGTCTAGGGTGTTTTTTAATGATATCAGAAAGCTTGATAGCAACTCTTAAACTCATTTCTCTAAGAACATCTTCTTTCTGTTCGATAAATCTTAAGATTTTATTTTCTTCAGACTTAGTTAAACCTTTATCAGAAAGTAAACCTTGCTTAACAACTTGCTTAATTCTAATAAAATAATCTCTACGAGTTTTCATAGCTAAATCAATATAGTGAGATCTAGAAACCATCGCTTGTAAATGCGGAGCTAACTTAGTTCCTTTTTCGATTATAGCATCAAAATCTAGATTAGTTATAAAAACGATTGTACCTTCAAAAGAAAAGGTTCTTGGAATTATATTTGATTCGCTGTCTACCATATCGTAATCGGCAAGATATGATACCTTTCTTTTTTCAGTTGAGTCGGTTACAGCTTTTAACATCGCTAAAGTTGTATCATCATGAAATATTGAATCGCTATCATCGAATACAATCATTTGACCTTTGTTTCTATATTCCCAAAGAGTTCTAAATAAACCAGTTGCTTTTACATAACCTTTTACAACTGTGTGATTTTCTTCTTCGGGATCCCAATTTTCTAAAGCCTTTTCAACTGTAAACGATTTACCAAGACCAGCTGGACCAGAAATAATCAAAGATTTAACATCACCACTTATAGCAGCTTGTGTCATTAAATTTAAGATAGAAAATCTATTTTTTAATTTTTTATCGATTTCTCTATCAGTTTCATTTGATCTTGAAGGTATAACAATCTTTCTCATTATATACGCTCCTTAAATCCAACAGTTGATGGAGTTATATCATCTTCAAAATCAGGGTGAACTGGAAGATCAGCCCATTTTCTAGCTATACGATTATTTCTCCAACTTTTATAATCTTCTGTTTCGTTTTTATGTAAAGAGATCATTTCCTCATACTGAGTTTCATACTCAGCTTCAATTTCTTCTTGACCATGTTCTAGAGCAATAACAACTGCTAAAACTTCAGTAAGAACTTTATCTCTTGATTGATCTTTAACGATACCATCAGTAACGATTTTGTTTAATCGATCCAACATTACTTGATGATCTAAAATAGAATTTAATTTAATCATACTTTTTTCTCCTCATTAAGTATAGTATTAATATAATACGTTTTGAGAAAAAGTAAACCCTTTAAATGCGTTTTTTTGAAATTAATTTAAATTTGTATCTTTTATGTTACACATGGCCAAACATTAATTCTTTATTATATTCATCTCGCCAATAGATCATTTTATCTATCCATTCATCTCGAGTTTCTTTATACATCACTGGATGAAAATTGTCGACGTCCATAACTATTCTTGTTTGGTTACAAGGCATACCAGTTCTTTCTTCCCACATGACAGCATAAGCCGAAAGTTGCATGAAGTAATTACCGATATCTGTTTTCTTTTTTGGACGTTTAGATGTTTTCCAATCAAGGATAGTAGGAACATTATCCCATTCTACTATGGCATCACACGTACCTGCTAATTGTAAATGATCGCTATATAAAGGACATTCAGTTGCAAAAACTTTCGTAACGTGTTTATCAATTAATGGTTTTAAATTTTGTAATGATTGTTGAATATGCGGTAGAAAATCAGAAGTATCTTCTCCGTGTAAATATTTTTCAATTATAGAATGTACAGCTGTACCGCGGTTTGTAGCTTGTACGCTTATCTGATTTGCTTTATCTTCACCGACTCGTTTACGCCATTCTTGTATTTTATCTCGATGTACTAAATTAAGTACTGTCGTAACGCTCGGATAATTTTTACCTTCTAATGTAACGTATCTTCTACCATCTGCTGCTTCAACCCTATCTAGAGTTTCATAGCCCATTTCAATTTTTTCATGTACAAATTTCATATCAAACCTTAATAGTGTTTCCTGCTCCTGAGTTAGCTTTAATTCTTCGAAGTGTATCTTTCCATCCTTCATCGGTCTTCGATAATTGACCGCCGACACCTGAAACTATCAATGGAGTTGATAATACTTGTTCTACACCTTCGACTTTTAAAAGTTCTTGTAGTTCTGAATACTTACAAAATACATCGTAAGTTTCGTTTGTCTTTGTATTTTTAACTGTGTAAGTTGGCACCTTGATATCCTTTCCACCAGTTTGGTGCAGATCTTTTCCATTCCCATTTAGCAAATGGTTTGGCTGCGTGATAATAATTGCGATATGCTTGTACTGCATCACCTTCTACTTTACAATCTGGAAAGTGACTCATGGCCTGAGCAAATTCTGTTAAACCTTTTTTTGGTATATTTTCTGGAGGTGCGGCTAATATCATTCCCATTTTTTGCCAAGTAGCGTGTGTTTTTTCTCTACGATAATTATATTCAGCTGCCATAGAAGCGAAGTGTCCATAATGCCAATTATAATTATCTAAGCTTTCCATTGTCCAAGTCGTGCATGGATGATATTTATGAACAGCAAGATAATATAGATTATCTCTTATGTCACCAAATGAGTAGTATGTTTGTATTGTTTTACCAGATTTTGAACGTCTTTTTTCTGGTATACCATCAAGCATACGATGAGCTGTACTAAGCATTTGTGCAGACTCGACAATCATTTTAGGGATGTGTTTGTCACACAGCATTTGTGCTGCAATTTTTGGATCTTTGTCAAGTATAAAAATATTCATAATATATTGTACCACATTTTATATCATAGGTAAATCAGGAAATGCCTCTGTTACGACATTTTTTGATATGCCTTGAAATTTATCTTTATTAATCATTCGAATAACTACTTTTGCATCTTCCGGATGTACCGTTTCTAACAAACCGATAAATAATCCTTCTCTTTTCAATGCAGACATTTTATCACCTGGTCCACCTTTAAAAAAATATCTAAACTCAGTGTTCTTTCTTTGTAAATCAGTCGGTGCATTATGAGGTTGAGATGCTTTATACGGCGGCTCACCTGGTGGTAAGTTAAATTCTATACCTTCAGAATATGTTCCAAGCAATACATCTTTTAATGCCCATGTTTCATGTTCTTTTAAAATCTTAATTTTTTGTTCTTTAGATCTTGCTTTTCCCACTTTTTCTAAAACTTCAAAAGTTTTTAAATTTAATTTATTCACTGCCATCTTCAATTCCTTTCAAATGCTTGGCGTGTATTTTACAACCTATAAACTCGTTGTAGTATTCATCACTTAATAACACATTTTTTTCAAACTGTAGTTTTGCTTCATAATAAGACATTTCACCTTTTGTTTTGCATAATTTTAAAATTACTCTTGTAAATCCTTTTTCTCCATACTCATTGACTTTCTCGATGAGAATTCCTGAGGAACCAAAGTAACTTCTCCAATCACTTTCGACTCGAGTTCTAATTCGTCTTTTTCGTTTGCTATTTTTTGGTAAGATTTTTGGTTTCCAAAAATTCTTTTTCCCAATATACTTTTTATTAGTTTGCAGCTCAGTAATTTCATAAACAAAACCTTGATAATTTTCTGGAGTTTCTTCGAATAACATATCTTTGTAATACCACATGTAGATATATATTACTCGTCATAGAACGCTTCCTCATCTTGCATTATACTTTCGGCCTCAGCTCTTCTTCCGCACATAGGACAATATTCTGGTAATGATTCTGCTTGTACATAAGTTAATTCATTACATTCATGACATTGTATTTTAAATTCATCACCCATACAACATGCCTTTATTATTTCCAGATAGTTCCCAAACTCTTTCTGAAAGTTCTTGTGCACCTCCAATATACTTTTCACCAAAAAATACAGCCGGTACTGTATTAATAAATGGATATTTTAATTTAAATTGAAATCTTGATATATCCTCACCTATCACTATATCTTTATAATCTATTCCGTAATACTGTAACATTGATTTTGCTTGTTCACAATGCACGCAAAATGGATCTTTACGAGTATAAATTACTACATTATTCATGCTCACCACCAGGATCACGCGGATCTAATTTTAGAGTTTTTCCATCAATTACCATATTCTGTCTTGCTCTTGGATAGCTATGATAACCTTTTCTTAATTTAAATATAGTTTCATTAACTGACTCTGGATTTTTTTCTGCTTCATTAAAAACAATTGCTGTTATTGCAATACCGCTAATTAATATAATATGCACAATAGCGCTAATACCAAATGCAGTTAAACTTCCGATCATAACAGCAAATATACCACTCCACATAAATGCTAATATTAAAAATAACATATGCGCGACTTGTGGATGTAACTTTCTTAATGGCGAATGTTCTATCGTCATTACACCTTTCCAACCGAATTTGAATATTTCATATATTGCAAATGGTGGGTATGCTTTCCAACTATTCTTCATATTTCACAACCTCCTGCAGTACATGCTAATTCCTGTGCACCTACTGTCATGTCTTGAGTTTCGTATTCTGCTAGTTTTGACCATTCTACTTCTTTTGGCATTTTACCTAACATTTCTTTATAATCTTTTTCTTCGCAGTCTTGATATGGTGCCTGTTGATATGTATGTTCACTGAATGGTAAAAATGATACACCAGACATCCAATCAAAATGATCGTATACCCATGCTCCTACTTCCATCCATTCATGTTCTTTAACAGAAATAGTTACAGACGGTTTATGTTCACACCAATATTTTTGATAAGTTAACCAGTGTTCAAGTTGTTCTATAGCTGACATATCAGTTCTAAAAGTTGCTTTTTGATCGACCTTCATCGGAAACGAAAATACTGAAGTATGATTAGGATTCATTACATCATCTTCTACTGGAAAACCAGCAGCAGTCATATACATTGTAAGTGGATCTTTTTTATCTCCGCGTACAGTTCTTATGTAATACGGATTATGTCTTGCATGAATACCTGATGCTGCATCTGTAAGTTGCGATACAGTTCCGCTTGGTTTAACACAAGTTATGGCTGCAGATACTGGTATACCAATAATCTTACACCACTTTCTATTGGTGTCTACAGCTTTCTTTTTTAATTCTTCAAGTAAAATTTTCAAGTCTTTATTTTTAGGACTTGTTAATACTGAATCCATGATACCAGTTAAACTTACACCGAGCAATCTTTCTTCTTCACAATTTTGTTTCCAATGTTTTGACACGTATTTAAAATTAACTAGCGTGGATTGAAATGTACCAAGAATCGTAGCAAGTTCTACTTTTTCTAGTAATGTTTCTTTTGTATCGGTTGGTCTTATAACTACTTCAGATAAATTACAAAATTCTCTATCTCTTAAAATAATTTCAGAACAAGGGTTTGTTCCATAATTATATCCTTCAGTGACTCTTCTTTCATTTCTATTTGCTTGTTCGGTTGCAGATGCACGATTAAAAATACCTCTTTCACCCGATTTAGAATCGTATAACGCTTTCCATTCATCCATAAAAATACCAATATCAGGTTTTTCTGTATAACATGCAGAGTTATTGGCTAAAGCTCTTTGACTATTATGTTCCCACCATTGACCAGCTTTTGCGTGACGCATACGATCATCTGACAAATTAGATAATGAAATAAGAGCTGATCTTCTTACACCGCCTACAACCACAATTTCTGCAATCTTACAAACAATATCATGACATTCTATTGATGATAACTTTCTGCCTGGTGCATTTTTAAAGATAGTTACTATAAAATTAAAAAGTGAATCTAACGGTTCAGGACCAGATGCTCTTCCTCCGAATGTTTTAAGTGGTTGACCTGCCGGTCTTATCTTACTTAAATCCCATGTTGGTATCTGACCGATATACAACATGCCAATTAATTCTTTTAATGCTTTTGCCCAACCTAACTTAGAATCAGCTACTGTAATACATGTATCTGTTTTAAAAAATTCTTCTGCAACGATTGGTAATTTACTTACTTCTTGTCTTTCTACTGAAAAACCTACACCAGTTCCGTTCATTAATACGTATAAAATTTCATCAAATGCTTGTACTCTGTTTATAGCAACATACGAACAATTATAACCTGCAATATTTTCTTTTTTTAAGGCTTCACCTGCAGTCATTAAACATCTCATAGATGGCATGACCTTTGTGCTTAGCACTGCTTCTTCTAATCTATTTCTTAATTTTTTATCTAATTTAAAATTATGCATGTCCCATAAATGTTCTTCAAAAAAATTAAAATACCTTTCTATAGTTTCACTCCACGATTCTCTACGACCTTTGTCTGGTAACCATCTTGAATATCTTGAAAGATGTATGAATTGTTGGTATAGTGTTGGTAAATTATTATTTTGAGTAATAGACATACGTACCTCGAAGTTGCAGGTTTAAAACTTTTAATTATTTGGTTGGTATATTATATATTAAAAAATGTCGATTGTAAATAAAAAAATTACTCTTTTTTAAAATATTTTTTTAACATTGTGATCTGATCATCATACCTTGCTACTATGTCTAATTCTTTTTCCATAGCTTCCATAACATCAGGATGATCACCAATACCAGCAGGTGTTGTTAAATATACTTCGACATTCATTTTATGCTTATCAATGTGACCTTGTGCGTGGCTAATCATTGACTCAATAATCTCGCTTCGCAATTTGCTCATTTTTTAATCCTTCTCGCTTTATCAATCGCTCTACTTCCAAACCAAAAAGATATGATCGCGGCGAAGATTGCTTTTGTATCATCGTCCCAAAGTAGATTTATCGCTTCAGAAAAATCTGTTCCTTTTTCTAAAGCTTCTAATAATAATGTAACTTCAATCGTTGCAAATAATATGAAGAAAGCATAAGTAATTACCGGTCGTACAGATTTCTGTAAACCAGCGATAATACCACTACTTCTGTTGATTGCAATATCATGTTGTATCAATCTATCATGTTCTTTGTCTGCTCCCATTTGTTCGTAGACTTTAAGATCATGATCGTATCCAGCTGCTTTTAGTTCAGCCATCAACTTCATTTTATCTAGTTCATGTTTATTGTCTGCTTTTTGAGCAAACGAATCCGTTATTGCAGGTACTGCTGAACTAGCAAAACCTAGCAATGAGCCTAATATTGATAGCATAATTTATCCTTTCATTCAGACGGCTCTGTCGCCGTGCATTACAACGCTAATTAATTTCATTAACTGATTCTTCGTGCCGTTATTAATCATGTCTTTTACTTTTTCAACATTTTTCTTATTCAATCTTTTATCTATTGCATTAACTATTGCTGAAGCTGTAAACATATCTATTAATGCTTGTCCGTCTCTTAATTTTATTTTTCCGAACTGTTTTCTCTTAACGATATTTCTGATAGTCGACATATTATCTTCGGCTATTATTTCTTCTGCTTCCATATATCTTTTAAAACTTTGTAATTGAAACCTTTTTAAAAGCGCAGGCAATCTCTTTTTTCTTAGATCTTGTACTCTAGTCAGCTTATAAGGTCGCCCCATAGCGGTATCAGCTGGATTCGGAATCGCGGAAGTATTCACTGCCGGAGCGTCCTCATTTCTTTGCTTTGTTTTCTTTTTCATAGCATTTATGTACTTTCTATATACCGCTGCTGCACTTGTTTTTCCCATAACTCTAGCTCTTTGTTCCATAGCGATAGCAGCTTGTATTTTGTGTGCGTGTGATCTGCTAGAGTTTTTTATTTTATTAACACTTTTTTCTGCGTCTTCCTTGGTCGCAAACTTCAATCCGTGTATTGTGCCTTTAGGGTTTTCATCTGTATATAAATCACTGTGTTTATCTGAACCAGCTGGTTGACCAGGTTTTCTCGGAATTCTTTTATTCATCTAATTAACTCGTTAGTAGTAATATATATGTTTTGATTGGTTTTCAAATGAGTAACTTCATATATATTTAAACCAAAAACTGTATCAATTGGGTAACAATCTAAATTTACTTTTACTTTGTCGTTAGTATATACTTCTTGTTCGTATGTAGAATTTAAAATTTTAGAATTTCTAATTTTATAAACGCCAGGTGATAGTTGATCATCTTCTAAAACAAACCATTTACTACTTTCCGATAAAAAATCTAATTTTTCTAAGTTACATTCTTTAATTATCTTTTCTAAACCATGATCACTTAAATCACCATTTTCTTTTATAAGAAATAAAGCTGAAGCAAAACTACCGAGTTTAGTACCGCCTCCAGGAATCTTTTGTACAAGTCTTTTTATATTAGCACATAATCTAACAAAAGGTGTCCATGCATCTCTTTTTTCTGGTGAATTAAGTCTATTTTTCTTTATTCTTTTACCGTTTTCATCTATTAAACCAAGCTTATAAGCATCCCAATTTTCCCATTTCATAACCATCATTCTTATAAAACGAAATGTATAAACTAAATCGGCCGCACCTTTTAAAACTCCCATTATATTTTCCTTAATTTGTTTATAACATCTTGATCCATTGTTATTCCAGTATATTGATCATTCTTTATATATTTTAAATAAATTAAAAAAGGCTTTATAACTGGCCAATGTTTTTTACTTAATTTTAATTCAAATATTTTTAATGCTCCAGATATAGTGAAAGAATTACAAAGAATTATAATATGATTTAAGATTAGTCTTTCTGCTAATTCATCATGTTCCAAATAACGATTAACTAATCTTTTTACATATTTAAATCGTTTCAAATCTTCATAAAACTCTTCTATATCAGAAAAGTTTGGTTTACGATAATTTTGTGCAGCAAAAAGAATAAGGTTCTTTTCAGTAAGTTCATCAATAATAACCATAGTATTATATATTATATAATTAATCTATGGCTTCTTGCAATTCTTCAATTAAAGTTTCTTTCTTTTTCCTACGATCAAGTTCAATTCCATACCTTCGACCAATTGCTTCAAGTTCCATCTTACTACAATCGTCGTAATCTTTCATTTCCATATGATCAGTGAGTTCTTCAATCAATTTTGCTTTATTATGACGTCTATCTAATTCAATGCCATGCTGTCTACCAAGATTTTCTAATTCTTTTTTAGACATTTCATGCAAACTTCCATCTATTTCAATAGATTCATCATGCGTGTGTTCAGTTGTAACTGCAGTTTCAGAAACTATCTTTGGAGTAATAGTTTTTTCTCCTAACGGATCAACCATACCTGTTCGTGCCATGTATTCATCAACTTGTTCTTGAGTAAAACTTGCACCTTTTAGTATTTCACGTCTTTTTGCATGTCGCCACCCCTTTGTAGTGGGTATGGCATTTCTTAACCAACCACCTGGTCTACTAATTGGATTATCCATAATTTCTCCTTATTTATAAATGTGAGGATACATGTCGTGTTGACCACTGGCGTTATCTGCTCCATAATGATCATCAAGCGCACCTCTCAGTTGTTTTTTAGTACCATGATATGTTAACTCATCATCACCTTTGTATTTTGTTTTTACACCATGAGTTTTTTTCATATATTTAGCGTGATCTTTCCTTTCATGATCCTCTAATCCATGTTGAGCAAAAGCCGAAAGTTCCTCTCTTATTTGATCAAACGTTTTCATTTTTTACTCCTTTAATCTCTGCTTACGTGCACCATATCACCGCTAACGTATGTTTTTGTTCTACCCTTTTTCTCTGGCTTTTTTTCTGGTGATTTCTCTGGTGATTTTCCAAGCACATGCTTTTTAAAGTGATCGTGACCGGCTTTTGCCATATTTTTTATACCTTTATGTATTGCTTGGCCACCTTTAACCGCACCGTAAACAGCACCTGCTGTACCAGCTACAGCTAATGGAGCAGTTATTGGTAAAGTAGCGCCTATTGCAGCACCATGAACAGGATCGTGACCTAAATGATGAGCAATTGCCGCACCTATTGCTGCGAGTTTAACACTTTCTTCAAGTGGTGGCAGTTCAGTTAAATCAGATGATCTTTCTTCAATAATTGTATCAACATTAAAATCTTTTACTCTATCAAGCTCTTGACTGACAATGTCATACATTTCTTGAGTAGCTTGTTCTAATAAAGATGGCGGTTGATTCATACTCTGATACGCATCCATAATATTACCTAATGTACCAGCACCGGTTCCAGAAAAACTTTCTTTGTATTTTTTCAATATTTTACCTTTAGCTATCTTTCTAAAATCGTCTCGTTTATCAGCTTTTTTGTTAGCATCATAAGATTTTTTTCTGTAATCTGTAGTTGCTTGTGAAGCTTTTTTATAAAATTTAGTCGCTTTACTCTTACTCATAGTGCCACCCATACCGTCAGGTATAGGTCCACCTTGCCTGTCATGACGATGAAGTACGTCACGAGCCCATCTTGCATCTCTATTTGTCTTTTCTCCTTCTCTATCAGCTCTTTTCGCAGTTGATCTTTTAATCATTGAATCTCCTTTAGATCTAACTGCATATTTTTTAAGTGTCTCTTTACTTAATTCATTGACGGTAGCTTCAGATTTAACGCCATCTTTCTTCCTGATTTCTGCATCACCGCCTAAGTTATGATCATTATATTTTGCTAAATTTTCTTTTGATCCATGAAAAGAAACTTTATAACCACCATACTGACCATGTATTCTTTTACCATCAGGTCCTTTATGAACTTTTTTAGTTACATTAAATTTTTTGTGAGCGTTTGGTTCGCCTTGGGTTGTATAATTATCAATGGTTATCATGTGAGTTTTTTCATACATCGATGAATATGCATTCATTATGCTTTCTAATCTTTGTTTTGGTGATGATGGATCTTTCATCGGTGTACCCCCTTGTACTATTTTGCTGTCTCCATTTCTAGTATTATCACCGGAGTTTCGTGGCTTAGCTGATGGCCCTCTTAAACCAGCTGCTTTTGCATCTTCAGGTGCTTTAGCTACTGTGTCATTCATCTTTGCGCCTTTCATAAAATCAGCTTTCATTTTTTTAGCTCCACCGCCTTTTAACTTATCGTCCATAGTTTCAGGAGGAGTTGCACTTCTATAATGCTCACCTCTGTTTTCAACTACAGTTTTAAGAGCAGTTCTAATTGGTGATTCTTTCATAACTTCTCCTTTCCCATCTCCATAAGCCTCATTTTTACTCATATATAATTTTTTCTTTGCTGGTTTCATAGACATTGAATACTCTTTTTTAGTCTTATCACCTATTTTAGGATTCATCGCTGCGGTATCACCGTTTTCACCTTCTGGCTCATCCTTTGTCGGTGAATCCATTTTTTTCTTTTTCTTTTTCATTCTCAACATTTCAAAATCTTTTGCGTCAATTTTTCCTTTAGGTGCAGCAACGTCAATTTCGTGTTGATCACCTTTCAAACCTTCATTAAAGCTTTCATTTCTTCCCATTAATTTTGCATGATCGCTTTGATCATATTTATAATTTTTAGCATGCACTTTTGCTGTGGCAGCTTTAGCTTCTGACGATTTACTATGATCTTTCATTGCAGCTGTATGCTTTTCATACGCGTCATGATGAAGTTCGGCTTTATAACTATGATCATCATCATCTTGTTCGTCATGATTCGCATGGTGATCTCTCATTTTTTCATGATGGTCTGCTTGCTTTTTATGATAAGGTATAGTTACTTTTTTATGAAAATGCTCTACACCTTTCTTGATTATGTGATGAACACCTTTGCCTGCACCATAAGTAGCTAAACCCGCACCTACTGCACCAAGTGCAGTTGCTCGAGCTGCCATAGGTAATGTAGCACCTATGGCTGCACCATGAACAGGACTGTGTCCTAAATGATGCGCAACTGCAGCACCTACAGCTGCAAGAACTACATGACCACCGCCTTCATTAAGATTTTGTTGATTTATATATTTTGATCTTTGTTCAATAATTGTATCAATATCAAAATCCTTTACTCTATCAAGCTCTTTACTGATAATATTATATATTTCCGGAGTTGCTTGTTCTAAAAGTGCCGGTTGATTCGTATTCTGATACGCACTCGTTAACATCTGAGGTTCATTATTTTGAGATGTGCCCCCAGGTACCTTTACATCTATAAAACTAAATGTCATATCTTTTCTCCTTACATGAACATATGAGCTACTATGGCACCAACTGAGGCCACTATTACTACCCAGAATAATTTATTTATTAAGTTAACGGTTCTGGCATTCTCGTCAACTTTAAATGATATATCGTCTATCTTCATTGATAATTTATTCATTCTTTCATACATCTTATTATAATTATCTTGTAAAGATAGAATTTTTTCTTCTGCTCTGGCCATGGAAACCATTGCATCAGTTAATCTATCTAATTTTTCTTCTATTGCATCTAGCCTGTGATCCATGTCAGCCATCTACGATACCTTCTTTTATTAGACGCTCTCTATTTTTAAGATGCGCATTTATTATTTCTGTCTTACTTTGACCATGGTATTCAACACCGTACCCATTATCTATCATAGTCTTTACTAAAGACGAATGCTCGATTATTTCTCTTCCTAGCATTCTTGTTTCTTTTAATTCAATATCACCAAGTATTCTACCAAACTTTCCTTTTGAATCATACGATTTACAAACTAATTTTACTATACTTCCTACTGGTAAAAGACTTCGAACATATTCTTTTGATAATAAACCAAACTTTTTTTCTTCTAAATCTCTTGTCCTGGATTCGGGTGTATCGATACCTTCTAAACGTATACGTTCTTTGTGTATCCATACTCCGAAACCAAGATCAATGTCCACGTCGATTGTGTCACCGTCAACTATTCTTAATACTTTAGCATTATATTCGTACATAATTACCCTATACTATGAAGCATCCTTTCTATGCCAAATGGCCCAAAGGATCCATATTGCGATTAAACCCATAACTCCTTGGCTGCCTAAACTTGCTAGCATACCAGATACGTTATCAACTACACTCCAATTTGCAGGAACGAAAGGTACTGACTTTATTCCTAACACTTCAAGTATAATTGCAAGAGCGGCAACACTTACGCCAACGTCGGCAAGTGAAGATGCCCACCCTCTGATTTTTCCTAATATTTCCATAGTTCCTCCTATGTTTAATCGGCGACGCTAATTCTTTTAACCACCAAATTCATGTCCAGCAACTCTTTTCATTTGTTTGTTGAATTCTGATTGTGATGGTTTATCTTTATATAATCTAATCGATATCTCCGGTCTTTTCTTTCCTTTAATTCTCCAGTTATAACCCTTCTGCTTATGTTCTGGCTTACTGGTTTTTACTACTCTTCTTTTATATCCAGCTTCCCAAGATTCAGCACCTTCAACGTATTGTTTAAAATTCAGCACTTTAATCTTCCGCGTTATCGTTTTTACCTAATTTTTTCTTACTTTTACCTTTTCTTCTTTTTAAAAGTTTATCTAACATTGCACTTCCTTGACCAGGCGTCATGTTACTCATTCTTTTAACAGATTCCGGAGATCCGTAATCTGCTAGATAATTTTCATCTATATCTTTTCCGCCTGCTAAATCTCTATACATTTTTCTAACCTGGGATTTAGGCATACGATCAACTGAATTTATCATAGAAGGTTGTTTCACTATTTTTCTCAATTGTTGTTTTATATCACTTGGACTTCTTCCAACCATTATCATATCAGGCAATCCTTCTATCTTAACTCTGAACATCATACCAGCTTCGTTACCAGTTGTCATTCCTTCTTTTACATTTGCTGCATATTTTTTCATTGCTTTATAACGACTAACTGCACCTTTTTTCAAAGCATCTTGTGGTTTACTGCGCTCTGCGCCTGTAGGCGGTTTTAGAGATTGATCAGCGTATTCACCAGTTTTAAAAGCTTTGGCTAAATTTTTATCTTTTCTCATACCTTTTGGCTTAGGAATAGTATTAGCCTTTGATCTACCTCTATCACCATAAAATCTATCTGTACTATGTTCGCCTGAGCGGTAAGCTCTTTTCAATTGTGCTTTACGATCAGTTCCAGATCCTTTGATAGATCCTTCTTTCACACTTTCATTTCTAGCTTTCTGATCATAATAATCTCTGTGTTTATTATGTGTGCGATCATATGCTGGTAACTTATCATAATCATGGCCGTCTTTTGCTGCCATTCTTTTGGCTTTTTGTAAAAGATGATAACTGTCATCACCAGGAGTTCTACCAATCGATTCATTTGTGCTATTCATTTGCATTCTTCTATCAATCTCTCTTTGAGCTCGATCTTTATCTCTTATATTCTTTCTTTGAGTAGATAATTTACGAGCTTGTCCTAAAGCAGTACTACGATTAGAGCCTGTTACTTTAGATAAACTACCTATTCTTCGAGTTAAGCCTCCAGCTATATCTTCGTTTGCTTTTTTCATCATTTTCCTCATCTGATCTATTTTATCTTTTTCTCCAGGCTTTAACAAATCATCTCTTTTCTTTTTGTTTATTCTTTCTATAGACTTAGCATATTCTGCAGAGCTTTCGTTTTTTTTCTGCATTAATCTATTTCTTTTTTTAATATCTCTTTCTATATTCTTATCGGGATCGTAATCAGTACCTTGCTTTAGCGGTCCACGTTTAGCAGAAAGATAAGCGGCTATTGCTTGATCACGTCTTTCATCTTTAGAGCGTCCTTTAAATTGCTTAGCTTTAGAATCTTGAAAGTCTCTAATCCATGCGCCCATTCCGTCTTTTACTTTTAATGGCATTTTTTTCTCCTAAGCTAAATCTTTATCGTGATTAAGACCACCGCGTTTTTTCTTTGTTATAAATGCATTAACTCTCGCATGTCCCCATTGAGATGGTGTAGTTCCTGGTCTGTGACCAGTTTTCCAAGCAGCGACTCCGCGATTATACACTTTACGCAATGTGCTTGATGAAATTCCTGATTTTTTAGCTTTGTCTGCTAGAGACTTGCCAGCTTTATCTTCTTCGATATATTTCTTAAAATTTTTCATTCTACTGAAGTCTCCCTATTTTTAATCATTGCAGCTCTTAATCTAGCACGATCCATTTCTCTATCATGTCTTTTAGCTTGTATATCTTTTTGTCTTTTATGTCTGTCTTTTGTCATTTTTATATCTTCACCGTACATTGCTTTAAAAGCTTTTGTGTATTTGCTTTGAGGCATTGGTTTTTTTCGAGCAGCTTTATCCCCCGGTGCATCTGTATATGAACTTGGTTTATCATCAGGTTTTTTAGCATCCCTTTTAAATTTAGCATCACGAGCAGCTTTAGTAGCTTTTGATTTTATACCGGCATGATATACTGCAGGTTGAGAACCTTTTCTCTTTCTTATATCTGGATCTTGCCGAACCTCAGGTCCTTCATATATCTCATTATCAAGTGGATTCCATTCTTGTAAAGTCAAAGGTTCAATATCATGCAACCATTTTCGTAATTGATGGCCATTTGAATTTTCTACTATAACATAGTTCGGTCCTTTTTTAATTATCCTTGTAACTTCATCATTTTCTTTTACGACTACGTGATCTCCAATTTTAAAAATCATACCTTTTACATATGCCTCTCTGATGTCTGAAAGTTTTTCTAATTTAATTAAATTTTGGAATATCTTTTGCTCTTTTAAACCCATTCCCATTCTTACTGAATTATATAATCTTTTTGCTTCAGTATTAGACATGTTTCTTGGCAAACCCTGAGAAAATTTAGTAAAATCTTTTTGTTCTACTGCTTGACGCATTTTAGATGCTGACATTCCAGTTGCACCATCGGCATCTGGATCTCTATCACCAGCCGATATGATGTTTATCTTTTCAAAGTTATAAAAACCGTGACGAGCTCTTTTACCGTTATACTTGTTTAATAACACTTTAAACTCGTTAAGTCTATCAGATCCAACGACTAAAGAAACGTGTTTATAACCTTCATCGTATAATTTTGTCGCTACATCAAAAACATTTTTAATCTTTTTATCTGCCATGATCTGACGCGCATGTTTCGGAAACATTTTTCTAGCGTACTTAATTTTTTCTACAAAAGATAACGGATTTTTCTTTTTATCCTGTGATTGAGACAGATAAACTCGATAAGGATTTTTACCAGATTTTTCTGATAATGTCTTCATTAACTTTTCATGACCAATAGTAGGAGGGTTCATTCTACCAAACGTAAAATAAACTCCTTTACTTTCTTCAATTAAATATGATTTAAACGAATTTACCACTACATCTTCTTTCTTCTAATTTCTGCTTTTCTTTTCTTTGGCATTAATCTTCTTTGCATTACATCTAATCGTTTTTGAAAAGATGGTCTATCTAGTCTTTTTTCTATTGAAGCTTTTGCCACGTCAGATAGTTCTGATTTCTTACGTCCCTTTAATAATTTAGCTGCTATTGCTTTTCGCGCAGATCTTCTTGATCTTTTCTTTAAAACAGGATCACGTGCCATTCTTCTTCTTGCTCTTTTACGTGCAAGTTTAAGAACGGTTTTACGTCTTTTTGCATCTCTGGCTTTTTTTCTACGACCAGAAATAGATAAGACTTCATCTAATGTTTGGGATTCTTCGAAGAGTTCAACGTCTTCTTGCGTAAAATTTTTAAATGATAGGGGCCTGTTGTCTGCCATCTTTATCTCCCTGGTTTATCCCATCCCTTGATTATATTGGGTGAAAAGTTGGCGAATGAAAATTCCATTCGATCAACTATTTTCACTGCATCACCACCAAGTTTATCTATTGCTACATAACCTTCTTGACCTGTAGAACGATATCCTCTATTTGTTTTTAAAAATGTATTCGTTTTATTTAGTTTATTTAATATATTTATAAGTTTTAACTTCGCTAAAACGATAACTTTTTGCAAATCAAACATTCTTTTTAAGCTTTTTTTATTGCCATCAGAGAAAAACGTTAAGATTTTTTGGAGCTTTGCTTTTTGGCCGGCTTGGCCTTTTTCTGTTTTCCTGGCTTGGATTTCTTTTTGATATTTTTGTTTGATCCAATTAATGAGCTTGGAAACATGATTACCTGTATTAACGACCACTTGACCTTTGCGTATATAACTATTATTGAATTGCTCAATGAGCTGAGCCAACTCACGATTATTTTCCAAAGTTTTAAGGGTAGTTGAACTAATTTGGTTAAATAAGAACCCAGCGTGACTAAGATATTCATTGACTTCCTCCGTATCTTTTTTCGTCATCGTATAGTTAGTCATATCTCTTAACATTGCGTCTTGAGAAAAAACATTTACACTCTTTTTAAATTTTGTTATGTTTACACCATAAGATGCTTTCATCGTTTCAAAAGATCTACCGTTATATGTCGTGTGCCATACGATACCAATCTTTGCTTTTTTAATGGTTTTAGCCATTTCAGTATTGTTAGGTATAGCATACACGATCGTGTTTGGGTGAAACGTAACGTATTGTTTTCCTTTTATTTTAGATATTTTTAAATCTTGTTTTGAGAATAAAAAATCTCCTTGAACTACTCCTTTGATACCAAGTTCTGGTAAATACTTTAATGCATCTTTTAGCTTAACAGCCAAACTACCAGAAGCATCAGCATCAACGTCCGCAGCAGTATAATATACTTTCGGTGACTTATTGAAAATCCCTTTTTTCGCAACAAAGAAATTACCGTTTCTGGGATCAATACCAGCAAAAATAGCAGGAGCACCATCCCACTTAACACTAACTGACCCATCTTTCACACCTCCTAATGTATCTCTTAATGATCTAAGTGCAAGAATAGCTTCTCTCGTACCTTTCACTCCACCATAGAGAACCTTGTCCTCTATATGCGTCATATGAGTATTTTTTTGTTCAGTTATAAAATCTACAAAGTTCATCCAATTTTTACTCTTGGTTTAATTGTTCCTTGTGTCACAACATCTATCGATATATCTGCAAGTTTAGGTTTCATGATTGCAGCTACTTCACCTATTCTTGAAGCGGGGGTAGTATTAATCATAAAGATAATTTTATTTTTTCCTAAATATTTTGCAGCTTCTTTTGCATAAGGTATTTCAACTTCTTTTTTCCACCTTGCCGCTAGCTTTCTATCTTTCATAATGGCTTTTATTTGACTACCATTTACTCCAGTTCTTTCTCTACCAAGTCTAGCAATTTTAGGATCTACATCTCTAATTTCTAACGCAGCTTTAACTTCTTTTGCTATAGGAACTGTACCACCTAATTTAAATCCTATAATTTCTTTTCCTCCACCGTCACCAGGTAAATTACCAGCTTTAACTTCATAATTCGTACCGCTAATAACGATGTCAACACCTGCGCTAGATCCACCGCCTAAATGCGCATTATCTAATAAAAAGAATAAAGTTGCTTCAGCTGGACCTACACCCTTTAAATTATAATTGTGTAAATTTCTAAAACTTTTAGCACTAATAGCTTTTAAGTTTTTAATTAATTTATTTAATTTAGTAACATTTGGCGGTCCAGATATTGTATTATCTAAATCAAATGCTGGAAACATATGTGTTCTAAATAAATGTTGTATTTCTTTTTTATATTTTAAACTAGTAAAATCTCCGGATGAAAGATTAAAAGACGTTACTTTTTGTGCACGTTTTAAAAAATCTGCATCAAGATCGGATACATTTACTGCAGCCATCTCTGTGATATAACTTTTAAACTTCATCATAGTTCTACCTTTTGTTTATGTTATACCTTTATTTATATCATAAATTTTTTTAATTGTAAACAAAAAAAAGGGACCATACGGTCCCGAGGTAGTATCAAAACAAAGGAGAATTATTTTTGTTTTTGTTTATTAAATGAATTATTCCACAACTTTAAACCGTATTTTTTTCTCTTTTCTACCTCAATTGGATGATTAGCTTCATACGTTTTTTGTCTCGTATGAAGCTGATTTTCTTTTATCCAATCGGCAATTTGTTCGCGAGTATGTTTTTTCATGACACCTGAACTGCTATGTAAATACATAACGCTAGTATCGTCAATTTACCATAATCTAAATCCCATTTGGTACCTTCACCAAAGTTTTTTTCAAATTTTTTCATGATGCCTCCGCAAATTCGAGAGCAGATTTAATGGCATCACGCTTTCTAACTTGATTATATCCATACCAAGAAGAATAAAGTCTGTTATCTTCATTACGACCTTGTAAATGATCGGTAACGTAAGTTACACTGTTAAAAGCTTGCCACCAACTTCCTTCTGCAAAGTTTGAACCTGGCTGAGTTTCAAGAGCATCGTAACAAAGACGTGCATTTCTTGATAAAGTATCGATAGCAAGTTTTTTACCTTGTGTTTTCTTATCAGCAGTTCTTGGAAATACTGTGTTATAATACTCAATAAGAGCTTCAGCTGTATATCTTTTCTTTCCAAGAAATTCAGCCATTTCTTTATAACTATTAAGCTTTTCAGAAGCAATACCAAGTGCTTCTTTTACACTATCAGGATTAAACTGAGTTCTGTGTGTAACTTTAACAGCTTTATCTGCTTTCATTTCCAATGAAAGTGATAACGTATTATTGCATACAACACGAATTGGTGTAAATCTAATATCTATTGATTTACCATACTGATGCGGATTTGAAAAAAGTAAATATGAATCGACTTTATCTCCGCCAAAAAGTTCAAATGAATCCTTAACTTTTGCTAAAGCCCAAACCATTTGACCACCCTTAAGTGAACCAGCAGTATGCATTTCCATATTACCAGCAAGTACATACTCACCGAAAAAATTAAATGCTTCTTCATTCTGAACTGGTGTCCAATTTTCACCGACATTAGTTAAAATTTTTCCATCAGTACTTCTTACTAATGATTTTTGACCAGTCGGTATCAATTCACCGTTGAATTGAATGTATGATTGAACTTCTTCAACTTTCCAATCGAGGCCAGCTTTTTCCATCATCATAGTCGGTGATAGATCGTTTGATACAGGTGTTCCAAGACCATGCCATGGAACTTCACCTGCGTATGCCATTGTTTCAACTTGATGTGCCATTATTTAAATTCTCCTTATATAGCAGTTAATAATGAAGGTGAAACTTTCCAGTTACCAATATTAGTAGCAACAACTACAGTCTTGAGATTAACTTTTTTTACAAGACCTTCGATGAAACTGCCTCTTCTATTTTCGAAAGAAACTTTGTCACCGACTGCAAATTCTCTTGCAGCTTTATATTGGAATTCACTTTGCTTTGCTTTTATCATTGTTATGATAGCATTAATTTCGTCACGATTACAAGTGTTGATTATACCTTGAACATTATCTAATTTATTCATTATTAAATTTTCCTCATTTTAATTTGCTTATAGATATAATATAATATGTTTAGGATGAAATGTAAACCCTTTTTTTAAAATAATTTAAATTTTTATTTATATGTAACATAAATGATACAATATTGTTACAATCTTTTTGGTTCCATTTCTAAAGACTTTCCACTGTAACCCCAAAATTCATTATAAGATTTCGAAATTTTTACTTTATTATTTTTCTTAAAGTATTTTTTAATAACTTTACTGTGAACATCCATTGGCATTTTAAAACCTAGTTTATTGACGTGTTCTTTTAGTCTTTCTCGCCTTTGCATTCTTTCTTCGAAAGTACTATTTTCATTATACCAGTCATTTCTTTGATTATATTTTATATTTAGTTCTTCTTGCATATGCCATACAGGAGCGTGTGGCATAAAAATAAATGTTCCTCCAAGAATAACTGTATGAAATACATCTTTGTGTTTCTGATGTTTAGTAAAAAAATTTAAAGTTTCTTGAAAATCTTTTTCTGTTTCAGTTGGATAACCTACCATCATGAGTGCAGTAATTCCAAGCTTATACCGATAACTCATTTCTACGTAATGATCTAAATCTTCATTACTAAATTTTTTATCCATATGGTCGCGTACACTTTCAGAACCCGATTCTATTCCTAAATCTTGAGATAATATTCCAGCTTTAGCCATTTTTTCAAAATACCAAGGTGGACATTGTCTTTTTGGTCTAACTATACACTGTCCTGCAAATTGCATATCTTCTCGTAACATTCCCTCTTCTTTATATCTAATTATTTCATCTAAAAATATATGAAATTCTCTCATGGCTCCATTAAATAAACTATCTGCCCATCTCATTACATTCACTGTTGGATGTCTTAAAGATTGATGTACAACTTCTTCGGCCATGAGTTTTCCAGATCTAAATTTAAATTTAGGAGCCATTGCGTGAATATCACAGAAAGTGCAATTTCTTACACAACCTCGAGATGATGCCATATATAATACACTTCCATTAGAAGAATATTCTTTTAAACTTAAATCTGTATAATCTGGGAATGGATATTTGTCTAAGTTTTGCAATTGTTTAAAATTTTTAGTATCAATACCCGGACCTGAAGTTTTACCTTTTAATAATTCAATTAAAGATTCTTCTGCTTCTCCGTATATTACATGATCTACCATTTTAATGATAGGTGTTTCTGAATGAAATAACATGCATGAAGGACCACCGAGTACAAACTTTCCTTTATAACCAAGTTCTTTAAAAGCTTTTATTAATAAAATAGATGGAGCTTGTGATGTAGTAGAAAACTGCGTAATACCTATCCATTTAGGATTATGCTTTAAAACATCTTTTGCAAAAGAGAAAGTTGGTTCTTTTAATTTTGTGCCATAATCTTCTATTAGTAAATCTAAATCTAACCAGCAAGGATGTTCATCGCCCCACCATAATTCATGACAATCTTCCATTCGATTGTAGAGATAGATATTAAAATCCATATAAACCGAAGAAAAACCATTTTCTCTTAGTTGTGATTTCAATAAAGCAGGTCCAACAATAGGCATATTAGGATCTAATTTTGGTACAGTTATAAAAATAATGTCTTTATTCATAAGCCCTGATTAACATATTGTTTATTAAAAACCCATCACGCGCTGCATTTATTATATGATTTGTACTTATACAAACTTGCTTTAAACTAACATAATTTTTCGGTTTATATTCTTTTAAAATTTTATCGGTACCAACATATCCAAACTTTATACTTGAAACCATTGGTCCTTTAGGAATGTATTGCAATTGGTAGATGGCTTTATCCAACGCAGCTTTTGCAGCTTGATATGGCCATACTTTTCTTGTATTTTCATCTACAGTATTTGAACTTATATTTATAATCAATTGATCAGCATTCATTCTATCGTAAACCTCATAAAGAATTTCTGTTTGTACCCACATATGATCCGGATATTTTGGATCATCATACATAAAAGCATTGTTGATAAATACAGAACATTCATTTAAATGTTGATACATTTTAAGTCTATCATATTTTTCTGTTAAATTATATCCATTTGATCTACTAAATCCTTTATCACCAAAAGCCTCAAAAAGAGCTTTACCTATTCCATTTGTATGGCCTGTAATAAAAATCATATTATACCTTCTACCTTTTGTATATCTCTACGATCTAATCTCCACACGGATTGTTTAACTCCGTATATTTCTTTTTCATCATACCAACTATATGTTGGATCAATATCTTTACATTTATGAAAATGTTTATCTAATTTTTCACTACTAGCTGTTCCACCGTCTCCAGTATTAGTAGTGAATAATATATATTTTGCTCCACGATCCATTGCGTAATCTACCATATATGGTACCAACCAACTTGTAATTCCAGAACAAGATATTAAACCTCTTCTTCTTCCAAATCCTTTAGCTCTATATTGTCTTAGCGTAGCAGTTCTACAAAATATTCTCCATGCTTCAGGGTAATATTCATAAAAATCGTGCGTATGCGACATAGATATAATTTTATTATCGTAATAAATTACATATAAACCACTATTAGATCTTAATGCTAATTTTTCCATAGTTGAATTATTTTCAATGCCTTGATCAGCAGCTTCACTAATAAAAGCTTCTAAATCTGATAACATCGAATCATTGTAAAGTTTTATTTGCATATTGTTTATGTTTAACATAACACCTCTTTATTATATCGGATTTGTCTTTATCAGTAATATTTTTAATTTGATCGTAGGTATAATCTAAATTACGTAATCGATTATAAAATGTAAAACTATTTATTGTATTATTCATCGAACGAATAGCTATATCAGTTGCTTGTGATTCAGTCATATTATCGTTGTACCAACCCATATCATTAAATGAATATCCGTATTTATTAGGATCAATTCCTATTTTTGACTTTGGCGATATCGATAAAACTTGAAAACTATAACTATCAATTGAATTTGTTTTATCTAACCAATCAACTGTAGCATTTAAAGTGTCTTGAGTTTCGTACGGCAATCCAGCAATGAATCCGCAAGATATTAAAATATCTGGATGCTTTTCTTTCATCCATTGCAATCCATCTTTTATTTTATTTGGATCCATACCCTTACCAATGGTTTTTGCAGATTTATGATTAAAACTTTCTATTCCAAAGAATACAGATTTTAATCCGCTTTCTGCTAATATATCCCAACTTTCTGGTTTTGAAATAATAAGATCTGCACGTGCATAGGATGAAAATTCTAAATCAAACGGTAATGTTTTAAACATATTTTTTAATTTTCTAATTTTTTCTACAGAATCATTATAGGTGTCATCACTAAACATATAACCTTCAGTTCCGTAATTAATATAATTTCTCATCATTTCTTCTTTTAAAACTTTCGGTGATTTACAAAAATCCCAAAGTTTTTTACCGTTTAAAGGATAAGAACAAAAACTACATTTAAATATACAACCTCTGGCTATTTCAATAGGTAAATGTTCTTTTTCAAAAATATAATCTGAATCATCCCACAATATTTGGCTTGTATTAAAATTAAAATCGTTTATAAATTTATCTTCGGCAGGACCGTAAATGTACTTTACATTTTTAAATTCATTTTTTATCTTCATACCTCCAATCACTATTTGCATTCCTAAAGTTCTTATATAACTAAATAATTCTTCGGCTTCTTGTTTTTCAATTCCAATGCTAGTGGCTTTTTCTAATTCGGATCTTATTTTAATTCGACTTTCAAAAGCATCAAAATTTTTAGGAGCCATGAATGTAGAGCTAAAACCAATCCATGTGGTGTCTTTAGTTTTATATTTTAAAATGATATTTTTTATTTCATTTAAATTAAAAAAGGTAAAAAAATCTACAACTTTAACCTTTTCATTTTTTAATCTAAAATCTGAAGCAATTCTATAAGCACCAGCGGCTCTTCCTAAACCAATACTTCCATTTACGTCTGTGAAAATGATAGCTTGCATTTAATTTTTTCTCTAAATTCATCTGTAAATACCCCGTCTATTCTTAAACAATACGAGGCTTGTGGTATGCCGTCTGAAGTATGTCTATCTTGATCATTAAACCAAGTACATGTTGATTCTGGATAATGTTTTACTTTTATTCCATTTTCTTGTTCATCAACTAAATGAAATCTCATTTTATTTTTGTCTATAGTAAACCATAAAAATTCACACACATCATTTCTTTCGCCATCATACATTCCATCACGATGTTCAGTTAGTATTGAAAAATGATCCAATGTAAAAAAGAATACTCTACCAAAATTTTCAAACGGAAGTGCGTTTATATATTTTACTAATTCAGGGAAATACTTTGCATTATGAGTCCATTCAGCACCTTCACCAGAATCTTTATTTAAATATCCTTTATGTTTTTTTAAAAATACACCGCTAACAGAATAATGAATATCTTTCCAATACTTTAAAAATGTTCTTCTTTCGTAAGTAGTAAGCCCTTCAACTTCTTTCTCATATTTGTATTCTTCTTCATATGGATATATTAAATCATCTTGTAATTTATATACTCTAGGGCCAGGATCACATATATGTGGATATGATTTTGCCAATCCCATAGCTATTTCTTTATCTAATTTCAAAAAACTTTCTGTATCAACTATATCGTCTAAATCTAAAAATGGTATACTATAATCTAAACCTATCATATATCTGTATTAACTCCTTATTATCTGTCTCATGTCTTTCAGGTAAACACGTTACAATGTGTATTCTATTTTGTTCTGTTGAACAATTCATTGCAGTATGTTCTTTTGTAGTATTAACTATAACAACTTCGCCTTCTTTTAAATTTAAAACCTGTGGAGGATCTGTGAATATAAATCTACCTCCCTTTCCGTATGTATCATAAGCACCGTAAATGGGTATATGCATTCGAATTGTTTTATCTTTATGTAATGAATAACAAGTTTTAGGTGTTTGTATCATAATCCGTGTTCTTACAACGGGAAATGGGAGGTTTTTTAAACACTCAATAATATATTCATTTTCAATATCTTTATTCCATACATTAAATTGTGCGTCCGATGTTACAGATCCATCATTATACCATAGCGACCCAACTCCATCATAGTGTTTATTTTCAACAGTTTCGGGTAAATGCTGTAAAGCAATCTGTGAAACTGAATCTGGAGGAGGACACTTTTTCTTTATAGATAAATATGATTGATATAATTCTTTTACATTAAATTTTATGTTATAATAAAAATGAGATTCCATGAGTTTACGCCAAAGTAAATGGTTTTGTCCTGAGCCTTTTTCTAATATATTTATAACTACAGATGGAGCTGCTGCTCCGTGTTGTGTCTCTGGTCATTGGCCTTTGAAAGAGCATCAGACTCATAATATAAAAGATTGGAGTAAAGTTCAAAATAGTAAATATTTTAAAGGATTAAGAGAAGATTTATCAAAGGGTGCCGGTGATTTTATATCTAATTATTGTAGTTGGTGTTATAAAAATGAAGAAGCCGGTAGAAAGTCGCATCGTCAAAATTATGTAGAAAGATTAACAGATGAAGAATGGGATTTATTAGATAAAGCTTATTTAGACAAAAATAATTATAAACCGCCTATCATTAAATCTATGCAAATTAAAGCATTGGCAGGAAACTATTGTAATTTATCTTGTCAAATGTGTTTAGCTTCAGAGTCATCAGGTTTAGCATTAGAAAATCGTAAATTGGGAATTAAAGATAATCACCCTTTAGATAGACCTGCAAAATATCTTTTTCCGTGGGATCAAAATGGATTAGAAGAATATTTAAGAAAAACGCAAATATTAAAATTAGTTGGTGGTGAAACTCTAGCTATTAAAGCAAACTATGATATTTTAAAAACGTGCATTGATAAAAAAATATCAGATAATATAAGCGTTGAAATTATAACAAATGCAACTATTTTTCCAAAGTTTGATAACTATGATATATTTGATTACATTCCATTTTTTAAAAATTTTAATATAACATGTAGCGTAGAAATATGGGGAGAAGAAAATGACTATATTCGTTATCCAAGTAAATGGGAAGAAACTGAAAAAAACATTTATAGATTAAATGAAACAAATGCAAATGTCGCAGTAGCTTCTACGGTCAATGCTTTGAATATCGGTTATTTAAATAAAATGAAATTTCCGAGATATAGTTTTATGTCGGTAGTATCTGCAGATAATCCTTTTAGTATTACATCTATTCCGCCAGATATTAGACAAAATCTAAATATATTACCTGAACATAAAGAATTATTAAATGTGTTTAAATATGATAAAAATAATATGGATAAGATGTTAGAAGTTATCCGTAAAAGAGATCAGTTTAGAGGTACTAAACTTACTGATGTATTTCCTGAGTGGGATCGTTACTACTAAGTATTTGCAATAATCTTATATGAGTAAGACTTGCATTAACTAAATAATGTTCTGTCATCCATTTCCAACAAATAGCGTCACCTTGTTTCCAATTAGTAATTACTTCATCTTCAACTCCAAATACTTGACCGCATTTCCAATCTTCTAAAAATATTAAATTTTGCCATAAAGTTTCTAAATTATATTTTTTTCGATAAGGCTCTAATTCATCCACGTGTATTGGTAACATATTACCAGGACCTTGATCAATTAACATACATTGTGCATGTTTCCAAGGACCATTAGGTGGATTATCACAATCTGCAACTCTAAATCTAATATTATGTGTTGTATATCCAGCTTTTTGATATCTTTTATACTTGTGTTCGGTTTCTTTAGCTAACTCCATTCCGCATAATGAATGCTGTAACATTTTTAAATTTAATTCATCATGCCATTCTGGATTAACTTCAAAGTTTCCATAACGTATAATCTTATTCATCTTTCCTGCCACTCCGTTAATTCAATACCTGTAATTTTAGGAACATCTTTAAATTGTAAAGTATTTCGTATAAAATAAAATTTTCTATAATCAAAAGACATTTCTGTATAGCCTTCTATATCGATAAAATAAATTTCTTTATTTTCTGTTATTACAAAATTTTTAAGTGTTACGTCTGTAAAACCCCAATCAGATTTTCTTTCTATCATACCTTTCCATATTTTTTCATTAATATCTAAAGTTTTAATTTCTGCAGTCCTTAAATTATCTAATGTAATACCCTGAATATATTCTACTTCAAAATCTATTAACATATTTTGAGGGTTTTTATAAAAGTTAAACTTAGGAATTTTTATATCCCCGAATTCGTTTTTATCATTGCTAAGAGTTTTATATCGTGACCCAGCATAATCAAGAATTTCTAAAGTTGGATATTTTCTATAATATTTAATAGTAAGATTTTCTGCGTAATAAAATTTATCTCTTTTATAGCTATAAATTTCTAATTCTTTTTCTATAGTCATGGACCTACTGATAGAAATATTCTATCTACTTCTCCTTTCTTTATTAAAACACGATGAGGCATATGTGTTCTTATAATTCTATAACCTTCATTACAAACCAAATTAACTTTTTCTCCGTCTATAAATTCTAAAGCTTCTGGTTGTGAAAGTTGTAAAGCTTGATGATATCTCCATTCAAAAGCATCAGTATGATAAGGAAGATGTACACCAAATTTTGATGACATTGTATATAATACATTAAGATTTTTTTGTTTAAAATGATCTTCGCATTGTTGTATTATTAATTGTTGATCATTAATTCTATGTTTTGTAAAAACTTTATATAATATAACAGATACAGGAATTTTATAAACCATATCATCAAATACTAATTGATATTTGTATATGCTAATATAATCTGATTCTATTATAGGAATATGACACAATTCTCTATGAGAAAGATGTGTATAATTTTTATAAGCATCAAATGGTTCTTGACATAAATGAAAATTAACACCGTCGTTAAAGTATAAATGATCTTTAATATGAGTTTTTAATAACTCTAATATGTCTTGCCCTAAATTTAAAGCTAATTCGTAATCAGCCGCAGCAGATAGTTTTTCATAATTTTTCATGAAAGTATTTATATGACCAGATTCTGTTCCCAAGCTCTGGTCAGGCTCGGTATAATTACGCTGCTTGTGCGTAATCTACGGGTGCAAAATTATCGTTTGCATTTATTTTTTCGTAGACTCAATTACCTGTCGATCCTATTTCGCCCCCACAAAGATACACTAGCTGATTCTACCTATCAATCAGACGATGTTAACCGGATGTGCATTCCCTTGTGCACCCTGCGGTGAAGCCGTTGTGTACGGTAGGTATTGCTCCATATTACAGTTGGGCTCCCAAGTTCATATGTCAAAACCTAGTGTATCTATGGTGGAGGCGACGGGTACCGCCCCCGTGTCCAGTATAACCTCTAACATCTACTATAATATTTATTATATCATACTTTTGATATAATGTAAACAGTTAATTTGGTTTTGCTGCATCTATACCTGGAAGATATTCGCTCATGCCAAGTAATTCACCATCTGTAAATTTTCCATCGAAAGGATCAAAGTCACCCATAGTAATTGCATCAACTAAATTTTTTGCTACTATTTGAACTGCTGGTGGCATATTCGTAAAAGGTGCCATTTCAACCATACCTGTGTCCATACCTCCCCAAGTATCTGCTGATTCCCAAGTACCGTTCAGAACTGCTCTTACTCTTTCAACATAATATGGACCCCATTGATCTATAATAGCTGTAAGTTGAGTATTAGGTGCAAACTTAATCATATCAGATGCTTGACCAAATGCTTTGATACCAGCTTTTTCTGCAACTTGTAATGCTGCAGTAGAATCTGTATGTTGTGTAATAATATCTGCGCCTTGTTGAATTAATACTTCGGCAGCATCACTTTCTTTTGCGGGATCATACCAAGTATTAACCCATACAACATCAATATCAAAATCTGGATTTACTGAAGTAGCACCAAGATAAAAAGCGTTAATACCTCGAATAACTTCAGGAATTGGGAAAGAAGCGATATAACCTGCTTTTCCTTTTTCACTCATCATTCCAGCAATAACACCTTGAATATATCTACCTTCATAAAATTTAGAAGAATATACAGCCATATTATCAGCAGTTTTATATCCAGTTGCGTGTTCAAACTTTATATTCGGAAATTTCTTTGCAACATTTAACATTTGTTCCATGTACCCAAAAGAAGTAGCAAATATCATGTCGACGCCGTTCATAGCCATTTGCGTCATAACTCTTTCAGCATCAGGTCCATATTTTACACTTTCGACATAAGTCGTTGTAACGTCATCACCAAATTCTTTTTCAATTGCTTTACGCCCTTCGTCATGCATGTATGTCCAACCATGATCACCTGTCGGTCCGACATAAATAAAGCCGACTTGAAGTTTGTCAGCTGATACGGTAGTAACTAAAAATAGCGGCATTAATAGGACAGCCAGTCCTTTTATGAATGATCTCATAAACAGATTTCCTTTCGATGTTTTGATTGTTGTTAAATAATTATATATAAATACTATTGTCAATATATTATTCTCCCATTATGTTTATTTTTTGAAATGAATTAAAAAATTCATAGGAGAAATTTATGGATCCAGTATCCGCAGTCGCTATAGCTGGTGCCGCGTTTAGCGCCATCAAGAAAGGCTTTGCTTTCGGTCGAGACATGGAGAGTATGTCTAAAGATCTCGGTCGATGGATGGGCGCTATGAGCGATATTAAAAAATGTGAAGAACAGGCAAACAAGCCTCCATTATTTAAAAAACTTTTTTTCGCTGGTTCAGTTGAAGAAGAAGCACTGAACACTTTTATGGCTAAAAAGAAAGCCGAAGATATGAGAGAAGAGTTAAAAAGATTAATCATGTTTACTCGTGGTCAAAGTGCGTGGAACGAACTATTAAAAACAGAAGCAGATATTAGAAAGAAACGACAAGAAGCTATATACGCACAAGAAGAATTCCGTCAAAAAATTATTGACGGAATTTTAATTATTATAGCTTCAAGTATAATGATATTAGGTGTATCATTTATAGTTTATCTTATTGGTATTAACCAAGGATTATGGCAACCAATCGATTGGTGGAAATTAATCGGTGGATAATAAATCCTTTATATAGGTTTGGCCATACGCATTCTTTTGACCAGCAGATTTTTGATCATGCACGTGAAGTTGAATAATTGCATAATGAAGTATTTTCATTAAATCTTTTCTTGCTTCTTCGTGCGAACCTTTTTTTCCATAACGTTGTGCATATTTTAAAATATTTCCAATACAAAATCCTGTACCGTGTCCACCGTCAACGATAAATTCTGCTGCTTGAAATTTTTCTTTAGAATAGTGACTGCTATACGTTGAATCAATATGTGTAGCTAAGTCTCTTATACTTTTATCTTCATTAAATTTATAATCTATTTTCATTTATTTTCCTTGTACCAAAGTTCGGCAGCATCCATAATCATATTAGTATACTTTATTCTATAACCAGTACCAGCTTTTAAATCATCGATGTTGACTAATTTTTTATGCGGATGAGTAATCTCATTCCATTTTTCAATAAGTTTTTCACAAAGATTATCAAATTGAAAATCAGTTAATACTGATTTATCTTTTTCATAATAAAGATATGATGACATCAAAAAGTATGCCATCATTCTATTTGGAGATAAATTTTCTATCATCCCCAATTCTTTCTATCAGTTTCATTTTCATAGCCAAAAGTATATTGAGCAATTTGAAGCGGATCCATTTGTTCAGCTTCGATTTTGATACCATTATTAGTACCCATCGGCCAATAATGTGGATCATAAGGTCGACCGTAGTAGCGATCTGCACTACCACGATCTAGAGGAGAACCGTGTTCAGCTTTTGCTCTTAAGTCATGAAAACATTTTTTAGGATCAAACATGTCAGACTCCAATAATTCTCTTACTTCTGCTGGTATATTCATTATATATTACTCCCCATATATTGTATTATTGACCACCAAGTATATTGTGATCCTTGTCCAAAATCTATCCAACCTAAGGCAAAAGCCATAAGGACTAAACAACCTAATAAATCTCTAAGCATGTCCTTGACCCGCAACTTCAAATACGAAATCATGTACATTGTGCTTATTTAAACCAGTCATTTCAAGGTTTGGAACTTTTAAAATTTTTTCAACTGCGGTGTCAATACTAATATGACCATCACCTAACGTTGTAATAATATCGTCTACTGCGATTTCAGCTTGATTTTCTGCTAATCTTTTAGTAGCTGCCATAATTTATCTCCTCATTAGTTATAGTATTAATATAATGCTTTTTTCAGAAATGTAAACCCCTAAAATCCACTTTTTTTAAATTAATTTAATATTGTTACATATATGTTACATATGGCTCTGGGAGAAGGATTCGAACCTTCACGCTAGATAAATAACTTTTTACACTAATTATTATCTAACAACCAATAAACAGTTGATCGCGTCTACCAATTCCGCCACCCCAGAATAATTTTATGGTCTAGGATTACCGTATGATTGTGCAAATCCATGCATTACTCCACTTTTAGGATCAACAAATTCAGTAGTAAAATTTGCATTTACTCTTTTGTGCGCTTTTATCATTCGAGTCACACCAATTCCACCACCAACTCTTGGAAAAAATTCAAACTTTAAAAATTCATCAAGTTCTTTTTGCACTCTTTCTTTACCAAATAAATCATAAAGTAATTGAGCATACTGTCCATCTGATATAGTTTCAAAAGTATTTCTCATTTGATCTACGTCTGTGCTTCTTTCAGCAGATCCAATTGTTTCCATACCATTTAAAATAACGTCAATCTTTTTACTTGTTTTGCCGTCTTCATTTCTTGTCATATTCCAAAAAGGTGATGTATGTTCTGGAAATTTAGTAATCATGCCCCAATCAATTTGTTTTTCATGGTAATTATCAAGTTCATCTGTATTAAATTCTAAACACCATTCTTCATATGTTTTTTCATCTAACTTAGGAAATCCCATATATTCACATAATTCGATTTCTAATTTTTTTAGATCATCAATGTCACCTGGCATTTCAAATTCAAACATTGGAAAGATTGTTTCATGTCTTCCTTGTATTGGATTTGGTTCTTGTCTATAACTTGTTGAAAGACAAAAATAACCTGGTGAATTCGGGCCACCGTGTGCTAGCAATTCGTGTTCTAACCACATTTGCCCAGTTTGGGGTAATGGCCAAACTTCTCCATCATAATTATAAATTCCTACTGTTTCAGGATCTTCACACGCTGCTAATATACTTAATCTATTTTGTGTATGTACTTCCCACCAACCTTTTTCCAAAAAAAAGGACCGTAAACGGCCCACTGTAAAACTATAATCTTGTGAATTAATCAACTTTGTCATACTTGCTCCTTTTTTAAATTTTATTTATACCTTATTATTGTATGTTTGGAAATATTTCTGAAATAACTTTAGCACATTCAACAGCAACAAGTCTATGTTCTTTCTGTGTTCCGTTAGCAGATCGTAATTCTATAAAATGAATCCAAGATCTTAAAGTTCCACTCATGTATAATCTACTTTTTGTTAATCCTTCTGGCAAAACAGCTCGAGCTTGTTCTTTTGCAATGCCATGTTCTACAGCCCATTTATAGACTTCTCTACATTGATTTATAACTCCTGTTTGTCGTCTTTGCCATTCTGTAATCAACTCTTGCATTTTTTTATCATTCTGAATACTCGGATCATTTTCTATTTCAATACTATTTTGTCTGTTCTTTTCATCTTGCAATCTACATTCACGAGTTGTAAAAGATAAATCGTCAGTAGGATCTGCATATCTTTGACTAAACTCTTGAAATGAAAATGATCTGTGTCTGAGTATTTGTCTGGCAATGTCTCGAGTTGTTTCTATCTCCAAGCAAGCGCTAACCATTTCGAAGGGCGACCAATGCTTGTTTTTGATAAGATAACGTAAGAGCTTTTCTGACGTTTTTTTGTTGGTTTGGTTCGATGGATTGGAAACACGGGCGCAATACGCAACGAGATCTTTGGCATCTTCTACTCCCTCCATTTTCTCAAATGGTTTACTGTAACTTATAAGTTTTACGTTCATGTTGTAACTTCCAACTCACTTTTAATTTTTTCAACAACCTTTTCGTTTACGCATGAAATCATATGCGGTTCATTATCTGGTCCAAATTCCGCAAATAATCTACGCATTATCGGAAACATATTAATTTGAGTAAATCTAGCACATTGTTCCCATGTATTAAATTTATGCGTATCAAATACGTAAATATCACGTGTACCCTGTTCAACATTAATTACTGACATCATTGCTACTATTAAAAATTTCATTTAACTTTCCTTTATCATTGTCCAAAAACCGGATCCTGTTTCAAAATCATGATGATCAAATTTACGTCTATGTTCTTTTAAAAAACCATCAATAGCTCTAACTGTTCCTTGATGACTAGGATGATAATCATCGCCGCATATGTATTTTACATCTTTTAAAGCTCGTAATTCTAAAGTAACATTGAAGTAACTGTGTAATCCATCAATATAAACTAGATCCCAATTTGTATCTTTTTCTAATATTTCTAAACTTTTCTTTTGATGTATTATGTGTTTCATCATAAATCGAGTCGGATGTTGAGACATTACCCAATTAAAAATTTTTCTTTGAGCATTATCGTTTTCTTCAACATACATCTTCATAAGATATTCAATCGTAGAATTTCCTTTATGTTTTTCAATCACTCCATTATAATGTTTTTGTTTTAAATAAGGTTCATTCATGTCAAAAGTATCACACGTATGAAGTTCAACATCTTTTGGTAAATTATTTAATAATATCCAAGTAGAACATCCCCATGCACAACCGATTTCTAAGACTCTTCCACCAGACTTAACATTACGAGCAAATTCACCAAGAGCTTCTAAATGTTTTGGATTATTAAATCCTGGAATATCTAAATAGTGTTTCACTGGTTTTGGTATAATCATAATTTAAAATCCTCGAACTTTTTACCAGCTGGCGTTTTATCAAAAACCGGTGTATCATCAGTTAAAGTTTGGTGACTTTCTTCAACATCGTATAATTTCATTTTACTTCTATCTATTCCAATAACGAAACGTCGATGTTGCGTAGGATCGTTATAGCGATTTTTTAATTGTTTAACCATCATTTGTCCCATACCATCAAGTTCTTCAGAAGATATCAAAGCAAACATTAGATCTGCAGTAGCTGGCAAACCAAAGCTTTCTGACGTATCTTCTAAACCGATATCAGAACTTCCAAACCCAGATCGAGTTGTTTGTGTTGCAGAAAATATGGGTAAATCAAATTCTACGGCTAAACCGCGTAATTCTTCGGCAATCGCTTTGACATATGAATAAGAATTAATTGCACCGCCTAAACCTTTCATCCTTGAACTAGCACATATATTTAAATAATCTATGAAGATAATATCTGGTTTAAATTGTTTTTTTAATTTTAATTCGTTTAACAAAGATCTAAAATGGCCAGAATGAGCAGCACCTGTAGGATATTCTTTTATTATAAGTTTACCGTTTGTTTTACGAGATATGTCTTCAACTTTACTAGTAAACATATCTTTAGACATTTTATCTAATTGATCGATAGGGACATTTAATAAATTAGCATCAATACGCTCTGCTATTCTTTCTTCAGCCATTTCCATTGTAATATATAAAACATTATAACTATCGTTTAATGCAGCAGCCGCTACATGGCACATGAAAAGAGACTTACCAACCCCAGTGCCAGCAAGAGCAATATTAAGAGTTTTATTAGGAACACCTCCCTTAGTGATTTTGTTAAAATACTCCAGATCGAACGGTATACGACTTTCTTCCTTATGATAAAATTCAAATCTTTCTCCGGCTTGTTCGACATAATCGTGACCTACATTTGTATCAAACGCCACACCTAATGCATCTTGTAATAAACTAGGTAAAGCGTTTTTCGTTAACTTTTCGTGTTTACCATCTATGATTGAGATGGATTCCATTACGGCATTGTATATAGCTCTATCTTGACACCACTTTTCGGTATTTTCTAAAAGCCATTTTTCATCAACTTCGTCACCATCAAACAAGTTTTGAGCAATATCAACAGCAGTTGAAAATTGTTCGTTACTTAAATTAGAATGTTCGTTTAATTCTACTAAGAACGATTCTCGAGTTGGCAACTTGTTGTATTTATCAACGAACTTACCAGCTTCCTTAAATAATGTTTTATACGGACCTTCAAAATATTCTGGTTTGATGAAAGGTAAAACCTTTCGCATATAATCGTCATCAGTTAATAATTTTCGAAGTATCGTCTGTTCTATTCTCGTATTCATCAATTCGCTTTTTTTCCTCTAATTTTACCCAACCGTCTTTTTCACCTCGTTCTATAATATCTTCTAATACTCTTGCAAGGACAAAATGTAAATCTTCATTATCTACCGTTAAATTTAAATCAGGACTTTCTATTATGCTAAAGTCATACGTAAATTGCTTTCTCTTTCCATCGAAAGCTACAGTTCCATATTGAACTACAGTTTCAACAAAATCTCCAGTTAATATTCTGATATGCCAGGCATGTGAATCACTAGAACTTGGTATGAGTTCGTAGTCTTTATTCTCTTGCATCTTCAATATCTATACTCCTATTACCGCCAATTTGATATGCGCTTTTAATATAGTCTTTAAAATCAGTTTTTTCGAAAATTGGTTTCCAAAAATCTTCAACTAAAGTAGATTCATGTCTAACTTTATTTTCTTCATTTGCACGTGCGTACCACCCAGGCGAAGGCTTAGTCACATAACCACCGGTCATAGCAATATCAAGTAAACCAGAATAAGATAAAACACCGCCTTCCCAAGAAACAGAAATCGGTATCTTAGATTTTTCTTTTACATACCGTGATTTTTCTACGTTAATAATAAAATGATAACCTTGAATCTCAGTACCTTTTTTATCTTGTTGCCTACCGATAATCCATATATTGTCAGCACTATAGTATATGCCAGTACCACCAGATACCACGTCTTTTGGAAATAAACCGATTTCTTTGTATGTATGATTTACTGCAATGAGTGGTATGTTTTTCATATTTAAATATGGTGTACACATTCTAAATAAACCTTTGAGAGCTTTTGCTCTTGACATATCCGCAACTGATTTTTCATTAATAGCATCTTCTAATTCTTTTTTAGAAGCTAAGTTACCAACAGAATCAATCATGATAATAACTCTATCATTACGATCTATACCTTCTAATTGACTTATCATATCGAATTTTAATTCTTCAACGTTTGTAATAGGTGTATGTAAAACACGAGAAGTATCAATGTTAAATTGCTGAAAGTAAGATTGAGGTGAACCAAACTCTGAATCATAAAATAACAGTACAGCGTCTTCATACTTTTTTAAATATGCAGAAGCCATTATCAAACCGAAAGAAGTTTTAAAATGTTTTGATGGTCCTGCTAGTACTGTCAAACCAGGTGCTAATCCGCCTTCTGTTGTACCAGATAATGCAACGTTCATCATCGGAACGTCTGTTGGTACCATATCTTTTTCTGTAAAAAATTTACTTTCAGATAGAATATTTGTATATTCTACTTTACTATTCTTTTTTAATTTATCCATTATCGACATATATGTCTCCTAATTTTTCTTATAATAACTTTTATACCACTCAACAAAATCACGAATTCCATTTTCTATATTCGTCATTGGAACGTAGCCTAATTTTTTAATATTGGTTATATCAGCTAATGTATGACGAATGTCAGCTTTGTGCATATCACTAAATTTTATTTTTGCCTTACGACCTAAATTTTCTTCAATTAATGATACAAACTTCATGAGCGGTATACTCTCTCCACTTCCAATATTAAATATTTCATGCGTATTAATTCTTTTCACTTTATCTATGAGTAATTGTACACCATTTACGATATCTTGTACATAGGTAAAATCGCGAGACATTTCTCCATGACCATAAATTTCAATAGGTTGATCTTCTATGATTTTATCAGTAAATTTGTAAAGAGCCATATCTGGTCGACCATGCGGTCCGTATACAGTAAAGAATCTAAATCCTATTGATGAGGATAAATTGCTGTGTTTAAATTGACATTCATTAACGTATTTTGACCAAGCATAAGGATTTTTATGATGTTTAAATTCCATACTTTCTGTAAAGGGCGGTGTTTGACCAGCATAAACGCTTGAAGACGAAGCATACACAATTGGTATTTGTAATTTTTCTGCTAATTTAATTATGTGCTGTGTTCCAAGTATATTTGTGTTGATATAATTATCAGGATTTTCTAATGAATTTCTTACACCAGCATAAGCTGCTAAATGAACTATAACATCAATATCTTCAAAATCTTTTTCATTTAAATCAATTATATCTTTATTGTGTACATTTATATTAAAGGTTTTTAAAAGATCTGCACGGTTTTCTTTTAGCCACGGATTGTAATACGAATTAAAATTATCGCAACCGGTTACATCATTTCCGTATGTTTTTAATTCCCTTGATCCTTTTTCCACAAAATTTGTCGCTAAATGATATCCTATAAACCCAGCGATACCAGTAATATAAATTTTCATTCATAACTCACGTTTTGTTCTTTTTCTCTATCATCTTTTTCATATTGCAATCTATATGTATTGTTTTTCTTGATAACGTATTCTAATATAGGCATACTATTTGTAAAATTAATCCATGCAGATAAATCTTTTGGAAAGCATGCTCCTCCAAAACCTCGTTTTCCATCAAATCCTGGTACTCTTGTATGAGATTGGCCAATTCTAGGATCTGTACCAATAGCATTTATAATCTTACCAAAGTTTCCACCGAAATTATCTACTGCATCGTATAATTCATTATACCATAAAACCTTTGTTGCTAAAAAACAATTGATTCCGTATTTTACAAAAGATGCGTCAGTCAATGACATATGAAACGTAGGACAGGGTTTACATATACTATACTCTTTATAAAATTGTTCTACCTTTTCTGTTGTTTCTTTTTGACCTCCAAAGACTTGAATTGAAGGATTGATTATATCTTCGTTAGCATTCTTTTCTGTAAGAAATTCTGGATTATATACTATTTTTAAATTATTTAAATTTTTTAAAATATTAGGTGGTATTGTAGATTTTATAACTATAATTCCACATTTAGTATTTTTTAATTTATTTAAAATATTTTCTAATATGTATGTATTACAAGTACCGTTTTCACTCATAGGAGTTGGCACACAAACAAACGTTATATCAGAATTTATATCAGAATAATTTTCATCATTATTATATTTAGGATCTATAATTTGTTTTTTAACGTCGTATTGAAAAGCATAATCAACTGCTTTACCAACAAATCCGTGACCAATGATCGTGATATTAAGCATTGCGAATTAAACCATAAATTCATTTAATGGATGATCTATCTTTCTTTGTACACGTATTTCTTTCGGTCTTTTACCGGTATATAATCTTTTAAAACCTCCTGCATTTTTATATGGACCTGCTCTACAAACATTATCAAGAAATCGAATAAAAATACAAAGAGTATCTTCGTGTTGGGCTGGTGTTGTACCTAATTTTTCTGATAAAGCTATAAGACCTGTATCTGTAAAATCATCAAGAGCCATTCCCTTTGGTCGTTCAAAACATTCTAGCAATCCATCTCGAGCATTCGATCCACACATCAACATGCTATTTGGATCTACGTTATTCGGATGATAGTGAGCTATATCAGCAGATGCCATCGCAAATGGAAAGTTCCAACGTTTGATTCCTTCTTGTAAATGATATTCATTTAAAAAATTAGTAGTTGTACGAATTGAACGTGGAGTATTAGCTCTTACAAATTTAGAACATCTTTCAGCTTGATAAACTCCGTCAGTGCACATATACTCTGCGACGCTTTGACCTTTACGAGGATGCGGAGGAATATTACCTACAGACGTATTCATAGATCTTTTTTGTCTTTTCCACTTTCGAGTAAGATCAATCATCTCATCTATCGTTTCATATTTTCCGAAATGAGTTACGATGCTATTTCTATATCCGTGATCGTAAGTACCGCTAAATCCACTACCAGTTGCTCTATGAAATATATAAGTCCATATCCAGGTTTTTAAAGTCCAACTTTCTGTTTTATATTTTAAAATACGCTCTTTAACTTGATCTGGTCTTTTATGAAACTGAGGACTTTTTTCTTTGTTTTGCAAATCTTCAAGAACATAATTAAATCCTTCGGTCCAACGAGAAACAGAATTATACACGCCGTTTTGCATTAATGGATCATTTACTATTTTATTAGCTTCTTCTCCTAACGGATCGGTTGTGCCTATATGACAATTGTCTTCTAACCATTTTGCTCTTGGCCAGAAATATTCAACATATGTTTTATAATTTTCTCTTTGTACTAAATTCATCGTAAATCCTATATTGTAAGTGGATTGCTGCCGAAATCGTTTCTACGATAATTGGGTGGAGCGATATGTACACTTGATCCTTTTTCCATAAAATTCAATGCGTATTTTTCTGGATCCATATCATACCAAAAACGAGGTGGCATAACAATATTTCCTTTTGATTCGTCTGTAAGAATACTTATAAAGTCATCAGTAATACGTTTTCTTTCAGATTGAGAACCAAAAAATGGTGTACCTTTGTAATATCCAGTTTTAGGAAGTTTACGCTTTTCATATTCTACTGGCACGGGTGCAGCAAATTTAGGATCATTAGTACACTCTTTAGCTTGCTTTATGTATTCTTTAATCATTGCTTTTAGATCAACGTTATTGTGTCGAAGTAAATGATGTCGAATGTCTATGGAACCAAAACAAAATGTAATATTACCTTCTATTGGTTTATCTCGAAATAAATTTTTTAAACCAGTTTTTAAAGCTCCGTGTAAAGTAGCTCCATCTCTACGGTATATCTTATCTGTTTTATCGCTAAAAGCTAAAGTATGAGAATCGCCTACAGTAATTCCTTTCATATTAAGATCTTCTTGTTTTAAGATAGGAATATTTTTTAATAAAGCTTCAAGCTTATCGCACCATTGCTCAGTTACTTTATGATACGTACTAGAATTTCCAATTCTTTTTCTAAAATTATCGGTCCATATCTTTATATCCCATTCGAGTGATACAATCTTTTTACACATAAAGAGAGTATTAATACGATCGTAAATATCTCTATCGATACCACCAAAAAGATTAATTGATCCAGTAAAGTTAACTCCATGATTAATGTATACTATATCTGCATTTTGAATATTTTTTGTGCACGTATGATCTATCTTCGCATTTAGTTGATCTGCCCATATTTGAGCATAACCAAGATTATGAGACTTCGGGGCTTTCGGTATATTCGACAGAGGATTGGTAATTACCAAAGACATATTCAACTCCTGCTTCATTATATATTTTTTCAGATTCAGACCATCTTCGTGTCCAAATATCGGGATATCTGTACTTAGGCATTATAACACGTTTTATACCCATTTGTACAATGTTTTTTGTATATTCAGGCGAAGGCGGAAGACCGTAAATATATAAATCTGTGCCAATCATGACTTCGCCTTTATCGGTTTCTTTGGCTAAATCTATGTATTTCATATTGTATGAACTCATACTTTTCTCCCGAGTTTTACATCTAAAAATTTTTTTAGTTCGTCTAACATTTTTTGCTCGTATATTCTACCAGCTTCACCATTAAAATTGCGATTACGCGGTGAGGGATGATCAATTTTGTAATTATCTATAGCATATTTTTTACACACTCTAGCTACAAGATGACCAAGCGCTATGATAACTTTTTTTCCTTTTACTGCTTTTTGTAAAGCGGATTCATCAACTTGTTTAATATCTTTACAGTTCATGATATGCGGTATTACATTATGAAAATCCCATTCTTCTAAACCAAGTCTAACAGTCCAATCTTCTAATCGAGCAAAAGTTCCGTGTGGCTGTATTTTACCTTCTTTAAATTTTTTTCTAAAGGTATCAGAATTTCTAGAAGAAGGAGATTCTCCTAATATTAATACATCATTAGACAATTTGTGATTACTTAAAAAATCTAAAACATTTGATAATTTCATTGATCTGGCTCCACTATTTGATAATATATTTTTGCTTCTTTAAATAAACTTTCTGTTAATTTCCAAGAATCAATCCATCTTTCTGGTATTTTTGCTCTTATAAAAACTCTTTTTATTCCAACTTGTATTATGGCTTTAGCACATCGATGACATGTTGGAAGACCAGTTATATACATTGCGGCTCCTTCTAATGGTACTCCACTATTCGTAGCATTGTATATAGCATTTTCTTCAGCATGAACTATATAGTCATATTTAAGAATTCGGTTACTATATTTATCAGGACAGTCTTTTATACCACGAGGAAACCCATTATATCCTTGAGTTAATATTTGTCCTTTTTTACCAACTACTATAGCACCGATCTTTGTCGATGGATCTTTAGACCAAGACGAAATCTGATCTGCAATATCTAAATATCTTTTATCCCAATCATTTAACAAGGTGAAAATGCCTTTCATATACGTGAAGATTTTGTACTTGCCAAATCATATGACCTAATGATATTTTATCACCAGTATCGTATTCTTCAAACTTGCAATCATTCCAATCTTTAACTAATCTATTCATGATTTCAAACTGCCAAGCGTAATCATTTTTATAACCAAAGACTACATCATTAGAACGCATTTGAACTACAGCATGTAAGATATTATCTCGTATGTAATACGTAACGCTATTAGTACAAATAAAATCGTTTTTACCGTTTTCATTATATTCCATCCAAATTGAAGGGCGATTGTAAACCATACAAGCACGACGGCTATCTGGGTTTCTTATCAGTTCATCTAATACTTGACCGTATTGGTTATGGTATTTATCATTGAAAATTAGATGACCGTAGTTAGAATTAATTTCTCCATGTTTATTTGCTGAATATTCCCAACATTTAGGTGGATCTTCAAATTCTCTTATGTCATTAATATTAGTCGACTGACTATCATACCATTTTATCTCGCTGTCGATATATTCTTGACTTGGTGTTCCGAATATAGATGGTTCATCTGCTATGAATGATGCACCGATTAATTCAATCGTTGACATACCACTTCTATCAATAGTAAATGCTTTATCGTATAATTCATCGATAAAATGTTTACGTATGTCGTTTACAGTCATCATTCGCATCTTGTACTCTCTTTCTCAAATCTGATGTTGAAAATTTGTGGTCTCTTTTATTAAAGTGTAATTGTATACCACGCTTTTTACATTCATCCTTTCCAGTAAAATCTTTATCACGGTATTCTTCACCTAAAATTCTTATATCGATCGGATACATGTTTATTATATCACATAATTCTGTTTCTGTACAATAAATAATTACTTCATCAACGTATTTTATAGCGCATAATTGTGCTTGTCTTTCTACAATAGATTGAACTGGAGGATTTTTGTTCTCTCTATCAAGAGAAGGATCTACTTGTAAGCCAACTATCAAATGATCACAAACTGATTTTGCTTCACGTAACATCGCTACATGACCAGCATGTAATAAATCAAAAGTGCTGCAAGTAAATCCGACTTTCATTCTACTGCATCTTCAATACAAACAAAACTCGTACCAAGTTCTGCTTCTTCTTTATGCAATATTGCATTCTTCCAACATTCATATTCACCAGTATAATAATCAAGTGATTCGCCTTCGACTATTCCTTGAGCGTTAATCACAACAGCGACAAGTATATAACCTAAGATCATGATTCCTCGTCTGATTTAATTACTTTACTTTTTTTCTTTCGATTTAAAAAATCATGATCTGCGTTTTGACCTTGCATTTTACCGCGACAATATTCTACGATGAATGAACCGTAGTTAATCATATCTTTTGCAGAATCTTCGATTGATTCGAAGTTAGGATCATAGTCAGGATCGTTTTGCATTGCTTCGATAACTGATCGCATACGAAGCATTTTAGCATGAATAATATCTAAAAGCGTTGCTACACCTTGTGGATAATAATCTGCTTGTTGTATGCGCGAATTAGGATTTTGATAATCATTACCTTTTTTAGCTTGTAGTTCTGCGCATTCTTGTAAAACTTTAATTGATTCTTTCATTATACACCTCCGAATATATTATACACTATTAAATTTTTTTTGTACATAGGTATTAAGCAACTTCTTCTAGAGATGGGGGTGGAGGATAAGGAAAACGCA